GCTGGGCGACGCCGCCGGTGAGGATGCCGCGCGCCGAGCCGCCGAACGACTGGTTGTCCGAAGTGTGCAGGATGGCGGCGGTGAAGGACTGGAGGTTTCCCGACCCGTCCACGCCGCCGACCTGGATGGCCTTGGCCGGCGCGGCCGCGCCCGGCGTCCCCTCGGCCGGGTCGCTGAAGGTCAGCGCGCCCCCCTCGGCGACGGCGGGGATGCCGGAGCCCGTGGCGATCGCGAGGGTGGTCGCGCCCGACGCGGTAATGGCCGCGATGTAGGTCGCGCTGGTGACCGCCAGGGCGACCATGGCGCCGGCGGGAATCGGAAAGCCTCCAGCGACGGTGGCGGCGACCGAAGATCCGCCAAACTGGACGTAGGCCGGGACGGTCCCCGGGTTGTAGACGACAACCGTCGAACCGCCGCCGACGAGGGCGGCATTCGCCGAGGTGGTGCTCGCGGCGAGCGAGGTCTGGCCGGCCGGCTGGAAGGCGGACGCGGAGAAGCTGCCCGAGACCGGGAGAGGGTTTGTCGCGCTGACGGCCACGGCCCCTTGCCGCGAAGCGCCGGTGTCGGTGGTGTCGTTTCCGAGGAATCGGATCGCTTCGGCCATAGGCTACCGCCCTTCGGATCGTGGATGTGCGGTAGGGCGGCCGAGCCAAAGCCCGGCCGCCGCAACCAGGGTCAACCCGTTGTTCGGGCTAGTTGTTGTTGTAGCGGCAGGCCCACTGCGCGCGGGTCGCGAGGTAGCCGTAGAGGATGTCCAGACGGCACGGGAACTTGTCGTTCACGATGTCGTATTGGCGCACGATCCGCATCGAGATGCCGTCGAAGACCTCCCGGGCCGCGAAATCGATCCCCTTCGGCATGACCAGATCGGCCGTGGCGAAGGTGAAGGCGTCGCGGTGGTAGGCGAGCGACAGCCCGGAGGCGGTCCCCGGGGCGCCGGCCATGGTGATCACGGCCGAGGCGGCGGGAGAGTTGCTCACGTTCTGGGTCGCGCCGGTGGGGGTGATCGCCGGCGAGATCGAGACCGTGCCGGCGCCGCCAGTGTAGGCCGCCGTTACGACGAACTGCTGGAGTTGGCCGGTGGACAGCTTCGTTTCCGGGTGAACGCGGTAGACCCCGGCGATGGTGAACACGTCGCCGGCGTTCATCGCGCCGGTGCCGGTCATGACCACGAGGGACGAGCCGGTCTGGCCGGAGCCGTTGACCACGTAGCCCGAGGCCGCTCCGGGAGCCGGGGTGGGCCACAGGGTGTTCTCGTAGAAGTCGAACCCGGCGGTGCGCCCGAGCATGCCCTCCTTGTATTGTTGCGAGATCGCGTGGTCGTCGTGGAACAGGCCCTTCAGGGTGTCCACGAGGTCCACTTGGTCCTGCGTGCAGAGGTTCATGAAGCGGTTGTCGTTCGGCGCCAGGTTGTCGGTCAGGCGCTTGCGGGCGGTGAGTGCGCCCTTGAAGGTCGCCGCCGAGCCGTGGTTGTCCACGAGGTTGTAGACGCTCTGATACATGCTCATCGCGTCGGCTTCGACGTTGGCGCTGAGGACCGCCATCGCCGGCTCGATGATCCGCTCGCTGAAGTCGTCCAAGGACAGGGTGAGGTCGACCGACGTGAAGTTCAGGTCGACGCCCTTCTGGGTCGACACGGTGAGGCTGGTCGACTGCTCGACGGTGTCCTGGGTCGACAGGGTCGCGCCGGTGCGGACGACATACTGGTTCGGCAGGCGGATGCGGAGGGTGTTGCCGATGCGCGCGCCGTCCTTGGCGAAGGCGTCGTCATACTGCCGGTTGATCGAGCCGATGAAGTTGAGCTTCTGGTGAAGCACACGGAGAGCTTCGCGGGTGATCTGCGAAGCGGTAAGAATTGAGTTGGACATGACCTAGGTCACTTTCTGGATGCTGTGCGCCTTTCGACGACTTGTTTCTGACGGGCGCGCATCCACTCGTCGGTGCTCATCCGGCCCATGTCTTTTGTGGGCGTTGCTCGGCCGCCTACGGTGGGGGCGGGCCTGACCTGAGCGGCGGCGGCGGTGCGCGCGGCGGCTGTCTTGGTGTCGAGCGACCTGGATCCGATCATCGCCAGGTGCAGAACTTCGAGCATCCGGGGGTCTCTGACCGCCGCGATCTCCTGCGGGGTGAAACCGAACCGTTCTTGTCCGAACTTCGCGACCTGGGGACCTGCGGTTGCCCAGTCGGGGATTTTGGAGACCAGGTAGCGGGCGCCTTCGGCGAGCTGCTTGCGGTCCTCGGCTTCATCGGCTTCGGCTTGTCGCTTTGCGGCTTCCTGTTCCTTGGCGACGCGCGCGGCCTGTTTCTCGGTCAGGGACGCTTCAGCCTGGGCCAGCGCGTCCTTGAGTTGCGAGAACTTCCGCATCGCGGAGACGGTCTCGTTGGTGCCGTTTTCCTTGTCCTGGTTTTCCAGGCGATCCCAGTCGACGCGTTCCCACGCCTTCATGGTCTCGCGCAGGGATTGAACCTTGGCGCGGTCGGCGATCTCCGCATCCATCGCTTCGAGGGTGGCTTTGCGTTCGGTCTCGAACTCCGCTTGCGCGGCCTGGACCTGACGCGCCGCTTCCGCGACGGCTTGGGTTTTGCGGGTGTAGTCCGCCTGACGGAGGAAGGACTCCCTCAGTGCGGCCGGGACACGATACTTCTGCCCTTCGTGCTCGATCTCGACGTCTTCGGCTTCGGTGTGTTCGCCACCTTCGGTCGCGGTTTGGCCGGTTTCGGCTTCCGCTCCCTCGGTCTCGATCTCCTCGGCGGGAGCCGGATCGGGTGTGTGGGCAGGGTGGGTCTCGACTTCCGGGCGGGAGGCGGCGGCATGATCCGTCGCTTCCTCGACCGGATTGGTCGCGGTTTCTTCAGCCATCGGGTCCTCGGGGTGTGGCCGGCTACCCGCCGGCGGGGATCACTTGCGGCCGATCCAGCTTGCGTTCACTTCGAGGCGCTTGGTCTGCGCGTTGAAGTCGCCGGTGTCGGCCTTCTGCTGTTCGATGGTCCGGTCGGCCTGAAGCTGGGCGACCTGGAGCCGGAGTTGCGCCACCGTCGTCTGGGCGGCCGTGGCTTGCGACGTGGCGTCCTGGGCGGCCTGGTGCGCCTGGAGGAAGGCTTGCGCGTGGGCGGGGTCCATGCCGGCCGGCGCGGCCCCTGGGGGCGGTTGCTGCGGTTGGCCGCCGTTGGGTTGAAGGACCGACGGGAGCAGGAGTTTGAGGCGTTCGGCGATCTTGTCGGCGCCCGGCCAATCGAGATTTTCGGCGAGGAGGTCGCCGAGCACGGGGGCGGCTTGCGGGAAGGCGCGGATCAGGTCGAGCATCTGGCTCGCCGCTTCTTCGCGCTTGGTCGTGAAGGACGGCCCGGCCTCAACCGTGAGGTCGTATTTGCCCTGCGTCAGGTCAAAGACGTGCGTCGCCGGCTGGCCGTCCGGCGTGGTGATCTGGATCGGCTGATTGATGGGGACTTCGGAGGTGATCCGGTCGCCGGTCATGACGCGGATCACGCGGGGGGTGGAGTAGACCTTGGGGATCAGGTCGATGAGCACGCGGCCCGCGTGGCGGATGGCGCGACTCAGGTTGTCGATGAAGTGGAAGGTGGAGGTGTCGCCCTCCTTCTGGCGCAGCAGGATGGCTCGCCCGGAGGTTTCATTGCCGCCGGCGCCCAGGTTGGCGTCGAAGATGCCGGTGACGGCCTTGAGGTCGTCGTTCGCGTTCAGCGCGGCTTGAAGAACCCCGGTCGGGACGCCGGCGAAGGGTTGGCGGGTCGGCTGTTCCTCGCCGTCGTATTCGATGAAGGCGTGGCTCTCGCTGTTCGCCGTTTCCCACTTGGCGATATCGCTCTCGAACGCGCCCTTTCGGCCGACGTAGGGGGCCTTGGGTGCGAGGGCGAGAAGTTCGGTCTCGACCGTGCGCCAGTAGTTGAAGATGCGCTGCGGGTCCTTGGCGTCGCGCACGAGGCCGCGAAGGTGGCGTTCCTGGCCGATGGTTACGACGTGGCCGTAGACGGGGATGATCGGGATGTAGATGCCGCCCCAATCCGTCGCCCGGAGCACTTCCGCTCCGGTCATCAGATATTGGACGACCTTGAAACTCGGCACCGGCCGCGTGGCGATGACCGTTGCGCCCTGCGCGTCCCAGAAGTCCTTGTCGCGCTCGTAGGTGTCGGTATCGAGCACGTCGCCGGTCGAGAGGCCGATGATCTCGCGCTCGATCTTCTCGCGCCGCCAATACTCGGCGAGTTGGATTTGCTCCCCTTCGATCCAGGGCGTCGCGAGGCCGGTGTAAGAGCCGGTCTCCTGCCAATTCACGTCGTCCGCGCCCTTGTAGAGCGCCTCGAACCGCTTCTTCGGCATGGTGTCCACGACGAAGGCCATGTTCCAGTCGGAACTGTCGGCCTTCATCGAATAGGGGTCGGCGAAGATCGAGAACGGATTGGGAACCGCGTCGATCACCAGGTCCTGCTCGAAGGTGTCGTCGTGGGCGTAGCGGGTGTTGATGCGGAAGTAGCCCCAGCCGCCGGTGACGGCGCTTTCGAGCGCGGTGTCGTAGGCCACGTCAGCGTCCGATGCGTATTCGATCTGGCGGACGAGGCTGGACATGACCTCGGCCGTCGCCTGGTCGGCGCCGGTGTTGGCCGGGTGGATGGTGATCGCCGGCTTGTTCTGGCGCGCGTCGTTCACGACCTGGCGGATGAAGGTCGGGAGCTTGTTGACCGTGAGAACCGGGCGCCCTTCGCTCTCGCGCTGGGACCGGACCCGCGTCGGCCATT